GGCAGCACGGGCTTGCCCAGTGCAGACAGCACCTGATTGGTCAGGGCCAGCAGCAGGCAGGCGGTGCGGGCAATGGTGCCTGCGGAGATGGTGGGTGCGTTGTAGGTGTGTGCGTTCATAGTCAGTTCCTTTCTCTTTCATGTTCGTCTGCTTCTAAATCAGCGATGCGGTGGTTGACCACCTTCATCTGCTCTTCCAAAATGGGGACGCGGCGGGCAAAATTGTTGTGCTCCCGCACCTCCCGGGTCAGCTCTTCCAGCTTGGTGTCGGTCACGGCCTGACTGCGGCTGTTGGCGATCAGCACGCCGATCAGGGTCACCGCACCGGCAAGGATGGCTGAGATGATGCTTTCCACTGGTCTCACACCTCCATCACGGGGATGCCGTAATCCTCTGCGCACTGGTGTTCGATACGGCAGCCGCGGGCATCCTTCCAGCCCGGAGCAAAGATTGCCACATCGGCCTTTGCAAGGAACTCGATGCTCCGGGCCAGATAGTCCAGTGGCTTTGCTGCCGGGCCGAAATCATCAAAGAAGGTTTCCAGCAGAGCCACATCTTCACCCAACAGAGCCTTTGCCTTGCTGATCGCGGCGGCGCGTTCCTGAAGTACCTGTTCATCGGACAAGCCACCCATGGGCTGGCTGATAAAAATAGTCTTGCTCATGTTATTCACCTCACAGTGTCCACCGGCTCTTGTTCGGGCGGGTGTCCACGTGCACCCAGCCGGTCTTGCGCGTCGGGTGCGCCGCGTCCTTCGGGTAGCGGCCCACGCCGCCCCAGCCGGGCATCAGGCTTTCGGCGTAGGCGGCAACGGCCAGTGGGTCGGTGTTCTGCACCTGAATGTCAGCGGCCCGGCCCAGCAGATGCTGGCTGGATTTAGAGCCGCCCACCCTCGTGTTGTGGCTGGCGGTGCGGTAGCCGCTGGTGATGGTCACAGGCTTGCCGAAGTGCTCCCGGATGTACTGCAGCAGCACCACAAGGCCCTCGTCAATGAGGATGGTGTCGGTGCCGTCGCGGCAGCGGAACTCCCGCACACGGAATGCGGGGGAGAGCTGCTTTACGCCGTCCTTCTTCAGGCTGTACTGTTTGATCGCCATATGTATCACGTCCTTTCACAGCCCGGTCAGGCCCCGGTCTTTTCGGTCAGCATCTCGGTCAGCTCTGCGTACTGTTCATCGGTCAGCTTGCCAGCAGCGTAGAAGATGTCGATCTTCTCAGCCAGACCGTCGATGGTGCCGCGCTGGATCATGCGCTTGCAGGTACGATACAGAACCATTTCAGATGATTTAGACATAATGTTTTTCCTCCCTATCAGGTGTTATCAGCGTTATCGGTGTCGTCCGTATCGGAGACACCCAGTTCCAACATGGTGATGCGATACTCCTGATCGACCACCATTTCGTCCGTGTCGCTCTGTGCAGCTTTCAGGGCCGTCACCGTTTCCGGCAGCTGTTCCCATTCCTGCTGTTTCTTGGCTGCGGCTTCCTTCTCCTGCCGGGTTGGCAGATTGTCCTTTTTCCACTGAATCATGGTGACCATCCCTCCTTACTGGAACGCGCCACTGACGGCTTCGATGTAGCCGCCAGTGCCGGATGCACCGCGGCTGACACTGATGCGGAAATTGAATGCTGCGCCGTTGGCGGCAGTGCTGTTGGCGAACACGATGTTCGTGCCCTTCTGCACTTCCTTGGTGGCATCCTGCCAGACCGGGGCCGCGTCCTTGGCGTTGTTCGTGACCTCTGCCTTGAACACAGCATCATCGGGAATGCTGCCCGTCACCTGAAGGATAGCAACGGTAATGTCACCATCCACGGCCAGCGGGGTGGTCAGGGTCACACTTGCGCTGGTAACGCTCTTGGTGAACGTTGCGGACGCGCTGGTGCTCTCCTTGCCATCGCTCACGATGATCTGAATGGTATGAGAGCCATTCAGGATGCGCTGGAAATTTTCGGCGGTACTGCCCTGCCCAAAGGTCAGGGCTGTGCCGGAGACCACACCGGTGCGGGTGGCGGTGGTCTTGCCGTCCAGCTTCTCGGTAACGGTCAGGGGGTCGCCGTCAGCATCGGTAACGGTATAGTTGAAGTCGAAGGGTGCGTTCTGCTCTCCCAGATTCGTGGAGCTGGCGTTGATGGCCGGGGCACAGTTCATGGCGATGGAGCCGTCGTCACGAACCCAAAATTCAGCGGGAAGGATGAACGCAGGACGAACACCACAGGTGTTTTGTTCGCAGAACTTGTTGTCACAGGAACCATCAGTCAGGACAGTCCAGGCGGTATCTCTGTTGACGGTATACGGAGAACGAAGCCACCACGTGGAAGCGTTGCTGCCGTTGTATGCGACACGCTTACTATTGCCGCCAGAACCGCTGCCGAAGTAGTCCAGCTTTGCGCCATCTTTCGGAAGGGCATTGTGCGCCCAGCCAACTTCATAGCCGGACAGCAGAAATACTTTGGTGGAAAGACCATTTTCACCTGTCGCAAGGCTGCCCCAGCCGGTGCCCTTCTGGTACGGAATTTTCACCTGTTTGATAGCCGCTCTAATTTCGGAATCAATCAGGTTATAGAAGTTATCGTTCAGATAGGAATGGGTGGTGCTACCAGCATAGTCGTTGGTGTTTGTTCTATGCCACTGGCGGTTTTCGTAGATGTCCTTCATCATCAGCCAAGTACCGTTGCAGCTTGCGTCATAGATGCCCGCATCCGGGATGCCCTGATGCACAATGATAAAGTCCTTGACCGTACCGTTCACTTTGATTTTAACGGTGCTGCCAACGGCCTTTGCGCCTAATCTTACATTTGCCATAAAAATTCACCTCCTTACTCAAAATTCAATCCTTGCCAGATCGGCGTTCCAAACGCCGGCAACGGTCAAGCCGTCCAGCGACTCAAAGGTGACGGAGAACGGATTTGCCGTTACGTTGGTCGCGATCTTCAATTGAAGGATATCGATATCCGCCTGCATCTTTGCAGCGGCGATGCGCAAGTCTTTGTGAGACTCCGGGGACAGGTCGTGCTCCTGAATCCGCTCTTCGACCAACAGCTGCAAGCTCTGCATCTCAGCGCTCAGATTGAGCGAGATCTCCGCATCCCGGGAAATCGCGATCACCACAGTGAAAACGAACTCAAACTCCTGATCGGTGGAAGCCGCCGGGATCTCGACACCGCGGTCATCCTGCACGAGGAGCAGGAGCGTATCTTCTGCCGCCCCGGTCTGCCGCCCGAAGAGGGCAATCTGATGCAGGGTGTAGGTATCCTCCGCGCCGGTAATGCGGATCTTCACGCGGCGGGCAGCGCTGCCGTTTTCTTCAACAGGCTCGATGCCCATCAGCTCAAGCAAATGCCGCTCGCCGGTGATGTCGGTCTGCGCGTGGAGCACAGCGGCATTTGCAAGACCGCTCCCTCCGACAGCCTGCGTAATCGTGAGCTGCTTGCCCGATACGGCATCCATCAGCAGCTCAATGCCGGCATCGGTATAAGCCAGCGTTTCCCAACTCATTGTGTGTCCTCCTTTTTTATTTCAGGCATCCGCACCGATGCAAGGATGCTTGTGCCGCAGGGTGCGGCGGCAGCGTAGGCATATGCTTCTACGGGGTCACAGAACAGATACATTCCGAACACGATATGCGCAGGCTTGATCTGGTTTACCATGTGGATCAGTTCTTCGCGGTGAAGCTTATCTTCAACGTGAGTGCCGATGGTCAGCAGGTAAGCCGGATAATCCACGCGGCATGTCCACCGGCCAACGCCCAGTAACGTGTCGAGCTGTTGGTACAGAAATGCAAGTGTAAAGGGAGGGCGGGTGCACAAACGCGACAGAATGCGCTGCCGTCGAAAACTCAGCGTTTCGGTCAAAGGCTTTGCCCGGATATGCAGGACTTGTTCCCATTTCTGCACAGAATCCGCATCCATGGTCTGGACAAAAAAGTTCTGCCCGATGACCCGTACACTATCAGCTGTCCGGGAAAATTGTGCTTTTTCAGCGTCACAGACCTGCTGGTATTCCGCAATTTCCCGGTAAAAAGGCGGCAAAAGGGAATGCAGGTCATGGTTCAGGTCAAGTTCCATGTAGTTCCACCTTCCCCAGCACCGGAACCTGCTGCAAAGCACCGGTCTGCTGCAGCGCCATGTCCGCAGCAATCCCATTGAGCGTCAGAGCCGAAACATTGACGACCCCATCAAGAGAGATGAGCGCGGCAAGGACACGAGCAAGATACACCTCTGCCGAGTAGGCAATGGCCGTACTGCTGATATTGACATCCCAGTTTTTACGAATCTGCAGCAGGTAGGCACTGACAGCGTCCTGCGCAGGCTGCTGTACGGTTTCAAGTTCGTGTCCGGATGCAAGGGTCAGCGTGGCAGAAATGTCTACAGGCACTGTCTGCGGCGCTGTGACGGTCACCTGCGCACCGATGGGCGCAAGCCCAAGGCCAAGCCCCTGACCGGGCGGTGGATCGATAGCGTTCTGCGCCACCTGCACAAGCTCACTGGACGCAGGAAGGAAGTCGGCTCCCAAGATGGAACAGCACACCGTGCCGCCGCCATCCCACACGGGGTAGACCTGCACAGCACCCACGCCGTCTATCGCTTCGATCTCCTCAACGTACTGTGCCACGTTTCCGCCAAAGCTGCGGCTGTTCAGACGTTCAATGATTCTCGCGCGGAAAGGCTCATCCTCTTCGGTGTTTTCACCAGGGATCAGCAGATCCGTCAGCTGAGCGCTGTTCAATCCTTCAATGGAATCGATCGGCAGGACAGGGCCGGAGTATCGGTTGCCGATATCACCGGCAGTCTCAGCCTGCAGACGGTAGGTGCTTCCCTCCGTGATGGTGGAGATAACCACAAAATTGATACTTTCGGTGCCGTTGATCGTTGAGAACCGCGCACCGATCGGGACAGCACAGTCAAAGATGCCAATCTTTACAGCGGCGGAAGCCTGCTTGCGGGTGATACCGGCCAGCACTGCCAGAAGATCCAGCGAATCTCCGGAGGCTGTCTGGACGAACGCCTGTTTCTGCACAAGGTCGAGGCTCAGATAAAAGCCCTCAAGCACGTAGGCTGCCGGGCCGAGGGAAGTCTGGATAGGGCTGGTATCGCGCTTATCATAGGTATCCGGCACCAGTGAAAGCATGTAGTCGAGGATGTTTTTGTAGGTTGCATCTGAAAAGTTCTGCATCAGAATTTCACCTCCGTTCCGGTCTTAACATCGCCGTAGACTGTTTCGACGGTAAAACTCACCGTCAAATTCTGCCCGTCGATGCTGTATTCGTAGTTTTTTAACCCCGTGATGCGGTCGTCTGTCAGCAGAGCATCCTGCAGACGGCGCTGCAGTTCTGCGGCAACATAACCGGCATCCTGTCCGACCAGCTCATCCCATTGCATACCGCTTGCAGGCTGGTAGATCTGCCAGCGATAGCGCTCTACGTTCAGGATGATCTCCACTGCCTGCTTTACGGCATCATAGCCGTCGCATGTTCCGGCGATACGTCCAGCTGCACGGTCGATCTTCCATGTCAGGGAAGGCTGAGCGACAAACTCAACGCCGCCCGATAAATCGATGCTGCTTTCCGGGAGTACGGCCATTTAATCACCACCTTCATATACACGAGATAACACGACGAACTTCTGGCCACGCTGCACACGCAGAAGAAGCACCTTGTCACCGGCTTTCAGGGCCGGGTTGAGGATGATATATTTCTTATCCTTGCTCAACGGAAGGACTTTTCCATTCTCCCAGCCTTTGATGTCCTCGCTCTGCACAGAACCATCTGCGCCCTCTGAGAGCAGGGAATAACCAGTGTAAGGCTCCGATGGGCCGCCTGTGCTGCCGTGAACACCAGCGTGTATATGGGGCATGGCGTGCCGGTGTTTCAGCAGCGGGATCTTCTTTTCAATGACCGGCTCTGCAAGGTAGAGAATATCCTGCCGCAGTGTAGCCATTTCCGTGTTGATGGAGATTTCCAGCACATCATCATCGGGCGGGGCCTTTACCACGGTGCCGATCTGCAGATCGGTGGGCTGGTCAACGTCTCCGGCAACCCGGTTCAGCTGCAAAAGTGCTTCCACGATGTCCAAAAGATTTCCCTCCCTTACAGAGCTTTTGCTTCAAGTTCCATGGTGTGCAGATCGTTTTCCCACGTATGAGAGACCTTTTCCAGCATGACATACTTGCGGAACGGGTCGCCGTCAAGATCATTGATATTGACCAGAAGAAGCTGTCCCGCCCGCAGGCTATTGACACCCAGCGAGGTGAATTTGAGTTGCTGCAGAACGCGATTGTAATACTCCAGACTGACCTTTGCCTGCTCCTTGACCTGTGCGTCTGTGGCCGCTTCGTCCACCTTTTGATAGAGCTGCAGCAAGCCCCAGCGGGCAATGGTGTCCGAATCCTTTCGGATAAAAACATCGGACTTGCCGGTCTCCTTGTTCGGACGCACCAGCTTGATGCTGTTGTAGGTCTGGGAGTCAATGGACGTGTTGTAGCTGTAGTTGGTCATCAGGCTCTTTTCGCCGATGATGTAGTCGCTCTTCATATCAGCTGCAGAGCGCAGAGCAACACCATCTCCAGAATCGTAAAAAACAAAGACCGTGCCGGTATTCAGCAAGGTCTTCTGGATGGCAGTATTGATGATGTCGATGCAGCTTTTATCCTGCATCACGAGGGAGGGGAGTTTGTAGCCGGTATCGGCCAGCGTGCCCACATCTACCTGCAGGTCTTCACAGATCTGCTTGATAATGTCGGCGGCGCTCTGGGCATAAAATGTGTAGCTGTTATTTGCTTTCAGGTAGCGCAGCCGGTCATAGCAGACCACATCCACAGGCCCCCAACGGTCCTGCCCGCGGCTGAATACCCATCCATAAAACTGCAGTTCTCCATCTGCGGAAAACCGTACAACGTCGCCCTCTTCGATTTTGGATTGCGGCGTGCGCAGATAGGTGAAGGTAAGCTTGCCGGGATTCCCGGTGCGCTGGGTGATCCAGCTTGCGGTTGTTACGCTGTTAGTGAGGTTTAGCAGGTCTCCGGGCGTTTTGCGGTCCACGATCAGTTCATAGCTCACCGGTTCACCTCCGTGAGGTCAGAAGCGGACATCCAGCCGAATACCACCCCGGAAAGATCCTGCACGCAATACGGATGCGGTACCGTAGGTGTTGCCCTTGATGAGCTTTTCATCACCGGCTTTGCCACCGCCGGATACCAGCACCACCTTT